ATTCGTTTCCATTGAACTTCATTCGTAAGATAACGAAGTTGCGTTGGAAGTGTTGATGGAGAACCACCAAACTTCTTAGCGAAATCACCCAATCCATAATAACGATCGGCAGATGTCCATTGGATCAGTCCGTAACCGCGTCCACAGTTATGGTAACTAATCCTGCTACCACCTTCGCAAATATTAGGCACAAACATAGATTCCTGCTTAATATTGCCCATAATGGTAGCAAGGGCGTTTCTGTCTTTAATTCCTTGATCTTGGAAATAATCCAATGCAAGGTTCTCATGTTCTGAACACCCTTTACAAATTAGCCTTTTCTCCTTAGGCTTTGGTGGTGCAACCTCTAGGATTGCTGTCTTCTCAGGTTCAAACTCTTTAATGACTGAAAAAGGTTTCTCCACTGGTGGAGGAGGACCCTGAAGTTTATAACTAGAGAAAGGCAGTGATGCCGTATTGGTTGTAACCATCGCCACGAGAGGAACGGCTACAGTAAAGAAGTTTAGCATTAAAATTAATTGAACTCTACATCCTAATAGAGAAAGCGCACTTCCCCTTTCTCAAGGGGCAATCTCCTAGGCTCTAAATGTCACTCAAGGACTAATAACGAAAAACCCACCTTTTTGGGTGGGTTTTAACATAATATGCTAATATTTAGAATTTGTCAATTGGTTAGATTACCGAACATCAATTTCTTGATCTCCAAATCCTTCTTCTCTTTCCAAACAAAGATAATCCAATTCATTTTCTCCTTCTGGGAGATTAATCCATTCATCAAATTCTTCTGCAATTGCAACAGCATCAAATTGTTGTTCAATGCTTCCAGTGTCCGCAAGATGATGAATCCTGTCAATGCACCAATCCCTGATTTGAACAACAGGTTCAATCTCGGTTTCCATAATAATCTTTTCGGAAGTATCTGTTGAGGATGTTGGAATTGTAGTATCTTGGTGTTCCGTCGTCAAGCCCTTCTGTGAGGACATTATGGAAGAAGAGTTGTCTTGTCTCTTCAAAGTTTGTTTTTCCTTTTGTTTTATGTAATGAAAGAATAGTGCGCGTAAAATTCTCCTTACCATATTTTATTACATCCTCTTTGAGTTCGGGACACGATCCATAATAGCACTTCCAATCAGATTCTGCCTTAACCTTTCTAGATTTTCCTCTTGGTGTGCGGAATGACCAGAAATACTTCCTACCAATATATTCCCTATTAGTTTTATTGCAATGTATATGATATACAAAACCAAAATAATCTTGAATATCACTTGAACCAAATATTTTTCCATTATAGGTCCAAGGATTTTCATATTCAATATCTGTACTCATCAATTATATCAAGAACTTCGTTCAGATATTTATGAGCAAGTCCTTTGGCATCCCAACTTGGCTGGTCTTTATATAATCGATCTTTCAGTTTTAACACACGAACTTTTATTTCATCTTTAGTCAGTTGATTTTTAGGCATAAGAAATTTTTCAACCAAAAAGTAATATCATCTTAAATTATTAAACCCACCTAACTTTAAGTTAAGTGGGTTGAAGCAACCTTCCGTGGTTATTTATTACTTATCTTCTCTTTGTCTCTTAGCATAAGCATCAACTTCTGCTTTTCTCTGTTGAGGAGTCTTCTTTTTCTGCTTTTCATCATATGCTTTTAAAGAATCAAGAAAATCTTGTCTGCTATTAAATGGAGAATTATCTCCACCATACTTTAATTGCGCTTCTACAATTGCATCAATTTCTTCAGCACTCAGTTCATTCGCCATCATCCACTCTGCTTCTTCCAGAGTTTCTGCAAATCCCTCTACACAAAGATACTCAAGAACAATATCAAAGATATCAAAAGTCTCATCTCCCATATTAAGTTGCTGTCTCTCTTTAGGAGTCAGAGCACCTCTTTGAGCACCTCTTGCTGCTTGAATTGCCTTTACCTTAGGATCATTTGACTGGTGGCCATAACCATGCAGACCAGGATTTGATGAAGCAGTGTTACGGAAATCACCTCTCTGCGTTCTAGCGTATCTAGATCTTTGTGCTTGCTTGTTCTTATCACCATAAGTTGGTTTATTTTCAAGTGCAGTTGCTCTATCTGCTGCTTCACCGCCACCAGGACGTTTGCGTAGTTTGGTTTCATCGTGACCACGCTTTGCCATCGCAGTTGCTTCATCAACTTCTTGTGGAGCATAAACTTGATGATATGCTTCGTAAATCTTTAAAATATCAGACATTTTAATCTTATACTTTTATTTTTATTTATAAAAAAGGGGGAGGTTAATTTAATCCTCCCCGAATATTAAAGTTTGAATCCAGTGAAAGTGTCTTTTTTCACATCTTGTTTAATACCACCAACAACATAAGATTCAACTTCAGTTTCCTGGGGTGCTACCTGGAGACCCTTAGACGAGATCCAATGCTGAGTCCAAGGAAGTGGATTGTTGTTTGCTGAAATATCATATTGTGGTTTAAGACCAATTGCTTTCAATCTTCTATTAGCAATCCACTCAACATATTGTTGAAGAAGTTTGTCATTAAGTCCAATCATACTTCCATCTTTGAACAGATAATCTGCCCAACGCTTTTCTTCATTTACAGCACGATCAAACATTGCATATGTCCATTCCTCTTCTTCTTTCATAATCTGTTTCATTTCTGGATCATCACCATCACGCCACTTATTCAGAATGTTCTGAGTGATTGCTAGGTGTTGGTTTTCGTCTCTTGCAATGAGAGAGATGATCTTAGCGGATCCTTCCATAAGCTTAAGTTCACCAAAGGCGAAAGAACAAGCAAAACTAACGTAGAACCGAATACCTTCAAGAATATTAACGTTTGCGATTGCTCTGTAGAGTTTTCTTTTAACATCGTTGAGCGTTTCCTTAGCGTGTGGAACTCCTTCAATATTAAACATCCATTCATTGGATGTTCCATAGAATTGAGCAGAGTTGATAAAGTCATCATAAGACTCTGTAACGCTTCTAGCACGTTCTAGAATGCGCTCGTCTTTGATGATAGTATCAAATACCTCACTAGGGTCAGAATAAACATTTTTAATAATATATGTGTAGGATCTGGAATGAATCATCTCCATAAATCCCCATACTTCCATACACGCTTCCAATTCTGGAATAGAGCAATATGGAATAAATGCCATCCCAGGACCACGACCTTGAATAGAATCCAACATAATCTGATACTTCAGATTAGAAGTGTAGATATGTTTCTGTTCTGGGCGAAGAGTCTGATAATCCCCACGATCCTTCTGGAGAGACACCTCTTCGGGTCTCCAGAAGTATCCAAGTTGTTGGGTGGTTAATTTATCAAAAACTGGATATTTGTAAGAATCATATCTCTGAATTCCTAGTGGTTTCCCAAAAAACATTGGTTGCTTTTTGGGATCCACTTTATCCGTATTGAATACGGTCATTCCTTTGACATTTGTTGGTGTCTCTGTAGATGAAATTTTAAATTCCATAACTCCTTCTCTCACGTAAATTATTTAATAAACTTAGATTTTACAACTTTCACAATCTTCTTCGATTGAACCCATAATATCATCTAAAAGATTTTGCAATTCAGATTTGGATTCTTCTACTACTTCATCAGTTTTGATGTCATATGTATTTTGATAATAACTGGTTTTCCAACCATACTTGTATGTGGTTAAAAAGTCGTTTGCCATTACAGAAGTTGGAACTTCATTATCAGAATAATTTTCTGGATTATATGACCAATTCCCACTGATTGCTTGATCAAAGAACTTCTGCATTACGGCAACAACATTAATATAACCATTATTACTAGGCATATCCCAAAGAAGCGTATAGTTGTTTTTGAGGGAATGATATTGCGGAACAATTTGCTTGAGAGGACCTTTTTTCGATTTTTTAACGGACAGGTATCCACGAGGAGGTTCGATTCCATTAGTTGCGTTTGACACAACGGAACTGCTCTCCGAAGGCATTTGTGCGGACAGTGTTGAGTGCCTGAGACCGTGTTCCAGGATTGATGCTCTAAGTGCTTCCCAATCATGCTGAAGATTAATGGATGAAATTGTATTCGCAATATCCTTTTTCTTTGGCAAGTTGATTAGATGATTTCAGAAGATAGTATTGGAAAGATTCAGAAAGACCGTGAACCGCATCCCAAGCCTCTTGAGAATCATAATTGAATCCCAGTTTTGCCAAATAGTGTGCTAACCCAATAAAACCAATACCAAGGGAACGACGCGCCTTAGTGGCGATTTCTGCCGCTACTACAGGGTATTTTTGGTAGTCGATCAATTCATCCAAACCACGAACAGAAAGATCACAAAGTTCTTCAAGTTCCTCATCAGACTTTACTTTACCGACATTAATTGCAGAAAGAATACAAAGAGCAATCTCACCAATATTATCATCAATATGTTGAATAGGATCAGTGGGAAGAGTAATCTCTTGACAAAGATTACTCATATTTACTTTATCTTTAAATGATGAGTGTGAATTGCAATGGTCAATGTTCATAATATAGACACGACCCGTTTCCGCACGTTCTTTGAGAAGATTAAGAATGAGTTCTTGCGCCTTAACAGTTTTCTTCGGAATGGTCGGATTGTTTTCGTATCCAATGTAGAGAGAGTCAAACTCAACTGTCCCGAAAGAATCATAAAGTCCAGGGACATCATGCGGGGAGAAAAGCGTGATCTCACCATCCTGAATGAACCTCTCATAAAAGAGTTTGCTGATTTGAATGCTGTAGTCAAGTTTGCGAACACGATTATCCTCCGTTCCTTTATTGTTCTTGAGAACAAGAATATCTTCTATTTCTTGGTGCCAAATGGGGAAGTGAACCGTAGCTGATCCACCTCTAATGCCATTTTGAGTACAGCATCGGACAGTCGCTTCAAACTTCTTGAGGAATGGAACAACGCCTGTATGCTGAACTTCTCCACCTCGGATTTTACTGTTGATACCACGGATTCGACCTGCGTTGATACCGATGCCCGCCCTTTGTGCAACGTATCGGCCAATAGCCATATCAGAACTAAAGATACTATCGAGGGTGTCATCAACGTCAACAAGGACACAGCTAGCAAATTGTCTAAGCGGAGTTCGCACTCCCGCC